CCTTTGAGACATTCAAAGATTTGAGTATTACCTTTAAAAAGCATCCTGTAAGTGATGATTTAGTGGTAGTAAAAGATAAAGCAGCTATTGTTCAGGCAATAACTGCTTTACTTCTCACAAACAAAGGAGAACGACCATTTCAACCTGATTTAGGTTGTGATGTTCGCAGATCTTTATTTGAACCTCTAGATTATGCAACTGCTGGTACTATTAGATCACAAATTGTTGATGTAATTCGCAAATACGAACCAAGAATCAGTATTGATAATCTCAATGCCATTGTTGACGAACAGAACAATGGTTATATGATTGAGTTATTCTACACAATTGTTGGTAGAGATGACACACCAGTAGCAGTAGAATTCTTCTTAGAGCGTACTCGATAATGCCTTATACTCAGGTTGCTAATCTAGATTTTGAAGATATCAAATCTGCTCTAAAAGATTATCTTAGAGCGACATCAGATTTTACTGATTATGATTTTGAGGGATCTGCACTGTCAGCTCTCATAGACACACTTGCCTATAATACGTATTATACGGCGTTTAATACCAACATGGTAGTCAATGAACTATTCATTGATTCAGCGACCTTGAGGGACAACGTAGTATCTCTAGCGAAGCAGTTAGGATACACACCGAAGAGTGCTACTGCCCCAGTCGCTTATATTTCTTTTACAGCGACGTATGCAAATTCTACAAGCGATACATTACTCATATTAAAGAAGGGAACAGGATTTGTTGCAAATTACGACAACACTTTATATCAGTATGTTGTACTGAACGATGTGAAAGGACAAGTATCGAATGATGTCGCGACATTTACTAATGTTCCTGTTTATGAGGGAACACAAATTGTCAACACATTTACAATTAACACATCACTAAAGAATCAAAAATTTGTTCTTGATAACGATAAGATAGATACAAATACTATTGAGGTTAAGGTATTTCCAACCGGCAGTGGTTTAAGTGAGTTATATCAAATTACTAATAATATATTAGAAGTTGACGGCAACTCTAAGGTTGCCTTTATAGACGAAATTGAAGATGAGAGATATCAACTTATTTTAGGTGATGGTGTCTTAGGTAAGAAACTAGAAAATGGTGCTAGGGTTGAAGTTTCTTATATCAAAACAAATGGTCCAGAATCCAATGGAGTCAGAACGTTTATATTTTCTGGTGTATTAGAAAATATGAATGGTGCATCACCACAAAGTATTTCTACATCTATCACAAATACCGTTCCTTCTAGTGGCGGTGAAGAGATTGAGACAACTTCAAAAATTAAATTCAATGCACCAAAATCTTATGGAGCACAAGATCGTGCAGTAACAGCACAAGATTATGGTGCTATTGTTCGCAACATTTATCCATCAACTAGCGATATCATTATTTTTGGTGGAGAAGATCAGGTTCCCCCAGAATATGGAAAGGTATTCATTGTATTGAAACCCAATGATGCTGCGTTCTTAACTTCACTAACAAAAAAAGATATTACAGATAAGTTAAAGAAATATATGGTTGCTTCTGTGCAACCAGTTATTGTAGATCCATCAGTTCTTTATATTGAACTAACAAGTAAGATTTTTTACAACAGTTTAATTACAGACGAAACACCTGCACAGGTTAGAGATAAAGTAATTGGTTCTGTTCAGTCTTACCTTGATACATCTGATACAGAAAAATTTAATGGCAAGTTTAGATATAGTAAAATAGTTGGTGTAATTGATGATACAGATCGTTCAATTAACTCCAACTTAACATCTGTCATGATGAGAAAGGATTTCTATCCTACTCTCAATTCCACTTTCTATTATGAAGTATGTTTTCAAAATGAATTTGAGACTGATTGTGATGATCCTGTCCTGTCATCTACTGGTTTTAGGGTCACTGAATACCCCAATTTTGATGTCTATGTTGAAGATAGGTCCGGTAAAATTGTCCTATATAGACTAGATACCGTAACAGGTGAGAAAGTTGTTCTAGACAGTGATATTGGCGATATTGATTATGTAGAAGGTGAACTGAAGATGTATGCTCTAACCATCATCAAGGGCACTTATTTTGATAATCGCATTTCATTAAGAGTAAAACCACTTTCTAATGATGTCAAGGCACTCCGTGAGGTCTATCTTGACGTTGACGTTGCTAATTCCTCGTTCACTGCATACAAAGAGTAAAGTAAATGGCTGCTGTTAAGACCAAAAGAATTTCTACTCTGATTGAGTCCCAGCTTCCTGAGTTTATTACTACTGAATATGAACTTTTCAGTAAGTTCGTTCAGAAGTATTATGAACAGCAGGAAGTGCAAGGTGGCACTTTAGATATTATTAACAATATCCAAAAATATGCAGATATTGATTTTTACGAAAAAAATCTTTTAACGCAAAATAATACTCTTGCTAGTTCTATTTCTAGCACAGATAATACTATCACTCTCAGTGATGCCCAATCATTCCCAGCAAAGAACGGGTATGTAAGGATAAACGATGAGATTATTTTTTATGAGACTCGTACAGATACACAACTACAGAATTGTTCTAGAGGTGTAAGTGGTAATACCACTTTAGGTGATCTATATGATTCCTCTGATTTTGTCAGTACTGATGCAGATGCACATCAATCTGGTGCAACTGTTTATAATGTCAGCAATTTATTCTTATATGCATTAGTTAAGAACTTTGAGAGTCAGTACCTAGGTTCTTTCCCAGAAAAATATCTGAAAGGTGATATTGATAAGAGAACTCTTATCAAAAATATTAAAAAGTTTTACAAATCAAAAGGAACTACTAGTTCCATTAAGTTTGTTTTCAACACCATTATTGCAAAAGAGGTTGAGAACAAACCAGAAGTATACAACCCAAAAGATTTTACGTATAAATCTTCGGAATCTGATTGGATTAGTGTATATGCTTTAAAAGTTAAAGTTGTATCAGGCAACCCAAAAGATTTAATTGGTAAGAAGATTACTCAGGCATTGACAGATGAGTATCCTTATGCTGATGCTACTGTAGATAACGTATATCCAGATGGCACGTCAGATAATGAAGTTATCTGGAATATTGTATTAGCACCAGAGACAGTAAACGGATCGTTTAATGTATCAACTAAAACTAGATTAGAAAAAGCATTTACTGACTCTGCCGGAGCAGGAAGTAGAATTGATGTAGCTTCTACTATAGGGTGGGAATCTGTAGGTAGTATCCTCATTGATGAAGAAGTTATTGAGTTTGATGACAAAAACATAACTCAATTTATTATTAAAAATAGAGGAGACCTTCCAGTAAATCACACACAAGGAACTCCTGTATACAGACCAGTTATAATCAAAGGGTCTAGTGTAAAATTATTGACACTTGGTGTTGTTTATAATGCATTACCATCAGATAAACAACCATACTCATTTACTGATGATAAATTACAAATTTCAAATCCTGGATTTGAAACCTCTGATCCCAGAATTGTAAAGACTGGAACCAATCAACCAAGATGGATTCTTGGAACTGGTGCATCCGTTAGTGCATCGACTAATACATCTGTGCAAAATGCACTAACAGGTGTGTCTACAGATGTCTCTGCTATTTTTGCAGATGATCAATATTACTATATTACAAGTTCTAGTTATCCATCATATAATATTTTTGATGGTAGCACAGTTTCTGAAACCATGTTGGATCAGAAACTTCTTAGAATCATAAGAAAAGTTCCTGCAACAACCACTGAAATTTATAAAACACCAAATAGAGATGTTGGTATTCTTCTCAATGGTGTTCCTGTTTATGGTTATAAAGATGAAGAGAGTATTCGTTTTGGTAAACTAGAACAAATTCTTGTTAATACAAGAGGCAGAAATTATGTAAATCCACCTTTTGTATTAATTGATGGTCTTCCAAGTAAAGCAAGATCATTTTTAACAGGCAATGTTATCGATAGTATCGTAGTTGATACTAATGACACTTTCTTAAGAACACCAACTGTCGAAATTACTTCAGGAAGAGGTGCTAAAGCAACTGCTGTTATAACAGGAGGTGAAGTAACTAGTATTGTAATTGATGATCCCGGCAAATTCTATTCATCTCCACCAACTGTAGTAATAAGAGACAAAGTTGGTAGAGGTAGGTTTGCTGAGTATACCTCTGTTGTTGATACAGATGGAAAAATTACTGAACTGAATAAAGTTTTTGGTGGAACTCTTTATACACAAAAAAATATTGAAGTTCAAATTGTTGCAGTTGGCGAAGATGCAACTGCGACACCTTTACTGAAAGAATGGGTTAAAAATAGATTTGAAAATGTAAAAGAAGAATTAGATACACAATTTGGATATTCTTTTGCAAATTATAATAACGTTCTAGAATATGGATATGGACAAGTTGCAAATCCAAAATCATTAAGAATCGCACTTAACGATAACTTAAACAGCGCAGATACAGAACCCACAATTAAGACTCATTCACCTATTATAGGTTTTGCTTATGATGGCAACCCAATTTATGGACCATTTGGACATTCGGATCCTTTAGATTCACAATCATCCATTGAAAGAATGACTTCTAGTTATTCTATCAGATCAGATCGTCAGAATGGACCTGCTGAAAGAAACTATGCATTGGGATCTTTTGTCAATGACTACAAATATAATCACAAGAGTGGTTCTTTGGATGAAAATAATGGAAGATTCTGTATTACTCCAGATTTTCCAGAAGGAACTTATGCATATTTCCTGACCATTGATAGCAATCAAGTACCACAGTTTCCGTATGTTTTAGGAGACAAATATTATTCACTACCAGTAAATAGCAATTACAATTCTAACATCAATCAAAATGATGTTCCCAAGAATTCCAAAAGGTTTTATCGTCCTGGTATGCAAGGCAATGGAGAAGGTTTAATTGCACAGATTGGTGCAATTACTTCAGGAACTGTAGATAGTATTACTACCGACAGATCATCTAGCAATTTTTCGATAAACTCAAAATTATTCTTTGATAATTCTGGTACTGAAGGAAAAAATGTCGAAGCATTGGTTTCTTCTGTTAAAGGTGAAACTGTAAGTTATTTGCAATCTAAAGAAGATAAGGTAGTAAAACTAACTACTATTCAAAATGCATATTTGTTTGTTGACGATGTATTGAGGCAACCGGCGAGTGGAGCATCTGGCTCTATTGTAGGAACAGTAAAAGATGATAACATTATTGTTCTTAAAAATGTTATTGGAACATTTAACAATACCGGAACTTTCTCTGCAGATATTAAAACTTTCGTTCTTACTATTGATCAAGATAGTAATTACACTAAAGGTGCTACATTAAGTTTAACTGATGGTATTAATCCTCCTATTGCTACTGCCGAAATTTTAGAAGGAACTAGCAGACAAAACACATTAAAAATTAAAGTTTTAACAGGAACTTGGATAGTTGACGAAGATTATTTTTTACAGTCTGACAATTTATTCAATACTTCTGGATCTAAAATTGTAACTCTAGTATCTCTTAGCGATAACTTAGAACCATTTGAAGTCAATCAAAGTGTTGGTTTAATTGAGACAGATGAGAATCACGGTTTAGCAATTGGCGATGAAGTTTCTATTAGCATTTTTCCTGATGATGCATCTAAGACTAAAAATTACTTTTTAAGAAAAAGACTGTATCAAACAGTTATTTTTAATTCTCCAAAAAATGAATCAAATATTGAGTATAATGGTGTTGGCAGATTTACCATATTAAATGG